TTATTTTGATTGCTGCAATGAATCCATGTCCGTGTGTGTAACACCCTCGATTTTTTCCACGTTATAATTATTATTGCCAGAAAAATTGTACTCAATTTGAAGAGTAGCTGTTTTTCTTGGCAAGTCATGATTAGTAATTACTGTTACTTTTTTTATTAGTGATTTAATAATCTCTCGCTTAGTTTTAAAGTCAGCATCAATTGATTTCTCTTTAAGCGAGTTTAAAAATTCAGTTGCAGAATTAACGGAAGCTAGCATTTGATTAGTAGTATCTTTAATTTGATTTAGTTCTTTAATCTTTTCTTCTATCTGAGCTTTTTCACTTTGAATATTTGATAATTGAATTTCAACATCTTTTGAATCGATTAACTTTTTTCTATATAAGTCCAGTATTGATTCTTTTTCATTTTCTTTTTTTAATAGAGATGAGTTTAGCATATTTATTTCAACTTCAGTATTAACAAACTTCTCTTTATTAGATTTAATATTTTTCTCTATTTCAACTACAGCTTTGCCTGGTTCATTAATAAAATTCAAGCAGCCTTCCCAAACCATGTTCTCTGAATAATTTGCAGGAATATTTTTAGATTCGCACTTTTTATTCTCTATAGGATTTTTATAGTTCTGCTTTCCAATACACTTATAAAAAGCTCTGTTGGTTTTTCTATCGTTGCTACCAATAAAAGTTAATCCGCAATCTCCACATTTAACGATACTTGATAATAAAAAGTCTCTGCTCTTGTTTTTGAAACTTTCAACTTGATTATCTTTAAGCTGCTTCTGAACTTTTTCCCAAAGCTCAGTATCCACTATGGCAGGAACTTCTCTTTCAATCAGTTCTCTTTCTTTTTTACTTCTTTTGCCATAGGTGTGTATTCCTTTGTAAGTTGTATTCTTTGATATCCTTAAAACTTGTCCTGGGCGCCACAAATTAGCCGTAGCTACTTTTCTTTTACCATCTTTACTATTTATCTTACGATTCGCTTTAGCATAGCTTGTAGGGACTCCTAAAGCGTTTAAATAATCGCACACTTTTATAGTAGACCATTTTTCATTTCCGATTTTGTCAAAAATAATTTTAATTACCTCAGGTTCAGACATAGAAAAGCCTTCGAGCAAATTATTGTTGATTTCTAATTCTTTATTTTCATTTACAAAATATCCATAGGGTACAATTCCACCTAGCCATTTTCCATCTCTTGCAGCTCTATTTGCACCATGCCACATTCTTTCAAGGATTGTTTCACGATCTAAATCAGCAACTCCGGCTAACATTGTAATCATGAATCTACCTGTAGGATTAGAAGTGTCAAAAGGTTCAGTCATAGATTTAACTTCTATTCCAAGAGCCTCAAGCTCATGAATGCTGTTTAAAATGATTCTAGCGCTTCTTCCTAACCTGTCTAGTTTATATATGAGCAGAGTTCCAAACTTCTTTTCTTTTGCATCTTGAAGCAACCTCGTTCCTTCTGGACGCTCGTAAAGAGGAATAGTTCCTGTAATACCATCTTCGTTATAGAATGTGAATACATCAAGCTCATGTAAGTCTACATATTTCTCAGCAAACTGTATTTGATTTTGAATAGTTTGCCTTTCGGCTTGATCTTCAGTGGATACTCTACAATATATAGCTGTTTTCATATTTATCTCCTTTATAAACGTATGTTCGAAGTGTATTAAAAGAAAAAGCCCGAAGGCTTAAGGACTCATTAATTATATATAAAGTTATTTGCTAAATAAGTAAATCGTTAATCTATGTTTTTTAAAGGAAATTGTTAATAATTATAGTTATGAATTTCTAATTTTCTCAGAAAGATTTTTTATATCTTCCATTTCTGCTTCAGTAATTTTTGTTTTCTTTCTTTCATGCATTATTAATAAATGAATATTTCTAACTGCAAAAATAAAGAATATTATAGATAAAAATGTAGTATAAAGAACTCCTAAAGATAAAAAAAATTTTAAATCATAGGATTCTTTAAAAAAAATAATATTAATAATTGGAAAACTTATAAATATGTTGATCAATGCTAACATAATAGAAATAATACCACTATATATTCCTACTAACATATAATCTTGAGAAGTATTTATAAAAGAAGTAGATTCTAAAAATTTGTAAGTTTTAGTATTGCATAAAGAAGTAAAGATTCCAAAGGAAGTGAAAAGAAAACCTACTAGTATAGAATTAATAGTTATTATATTAAAATTTGTATCTTTGTAATTATCTGATAAATATAAAAAAGATATGTTTAATATGCCAGTTTTAATTAAAAAAATTAGTAAAACTACTGCAACAGCTCCTATTATATTTTTTTTGTTTTTCATAAAAATTGCTCCTTGCTGAATGCTATATTATAGTTAATATTATAGACTATTTTTGCTTTCCAGCAAGTAAAAGGATATTCTTTTTATTATTTTTATATGTAGTCAAAATAGTTTTATTTAAAGACGATGTAATTTTATCTGGTTTTAAAATCTTTTTTACTCCATTTTCTACTGTAGTAGTAGGAAAACTTACGTTCTTTGTAAATTCTTTAGAATAAAAGTAGAAATCTTCTTGTTTAGTATCAGTTATGGTTTTCCCAGTAAGTTTTGCATTATTTAATTTAAATTTTTTTTTCTTATCTAGAAGAGTTTCAATTTGTGTTACCAAAGATTTTATTTTATCTGAGCTTCTTAATAAAACTTTTTCTTTGTTCTTACTTTTAATAACTATTTTTATTTCAAATTCATTTTTTTCTTCAACACCTAAAATTGTATTTATGCCAAGCCCAAGATCTTCCATTAGGCTAGCAGAAAGAGTGCTGTATGTGAGTTCAGTTTTATTCACTACCGATCCTTTTCTTAACAAATATTTTGCAGTTTTTTCAGCCATAATATCAACAATTTCTACCTCATATTCGTCTTTATAATATTCATTAAACAAATTACAAATAATATCATGTTTTGGAGCTCCCTGACCATAAACAAATCCCATAATCATTTCTTTATAATCTATAAAAAAATGAGTATAGATTTCAATATGTGAATTAGTATCTTCCAATACAGGGGTAATAGCATTTGTTTCTTTATTTCTCTTCGCTAAATCGCTAATATCTTTATTTTTCCCCACTCTAGCAAAAAAGATAAGTTTATTATTTTCTATTATATCGATAGTGTTTTTATTATTATCAATCTTCACAGACCCTGTTTTAATAGTAATTTCTTTATCTGGATTTATTTCATGATTTGTATATTTATTATCTTTAAAATTATTGTCTATCATTTCATCAATTATTTGTTTTGCATTCTGGTTCATATTCTTTTTAGATGATTTTTCTATAATATTTAAGTTATAAAAATAAATTTTTTTAGTATGCATAATATCCTCCGAATAATTTTTTGTAGTAATTATAAAACGAATTACTTTATATCAATATTTTATTAATTCTTTCTTACATAAATTATTTTTTCTAAATAGCTTTAGCTGAACTTTTTGTAATAATAGCTAGAATATTTTAATTTATGAGAAGTACTTTTTTAATAAATTTATTTTTATTGAAAAATAATCTTCATTTTCTATACTAAATAAAATAAAGTAAGTCAAAAAAAGTGAAAAAATAACAACAAAAATTATAAGAGATATAGCTAAAGTTATAATTAATCCATCCATGTCATTAGACATCAAAGTAGGATTTTCAAAAAATTTACCTACAAATAAACCTAATAATAAAAAAATAATGGAAGAATTTATTGAAGTTTGGTTAGATTTATATGAAACAATTTCCTCAAATAGAAGTTTTATACTTGAATCATCATAAAGAGAAAGACATTTCTTTATAGCTGCAGAATCATATCTATTCTCATTACTAGTATTTTTTATATACATATTTAATGCTTTATCAATAGATTTACATTCAGGGCACATTTTTATAAGAGGTTTGAGTTTTTCAAAATAATATTTTTCTTTATAATTAATAGTTAAATAAATAAACAAAGTTACAAACAAAAATATACCTAAAAATACAAAGTCTAGTATAAGAAAATAATCTGGACTTAATATACTAAAAATTAAAACTAATAAGAATGAAATAAAAAAAGTAATATATACATATATATCAATCTTATTTTTTGCTATTGATTTTAAGTTTCTTTTATTTTTTTTGTAAAAACATGTTGATATAATAAAGAGATATGCAGAAGTACATAGAAGAAAGTATAAAAAAATATGAAAATTATTATAGGTTAGAAATTCTTTTAGTTGTATCATTGCTAATCCTCCAACTTATGCTTAATTATATAATGAAAAGCCTTCATATTCACTCCAAGAAGATTTTAGCCCTAAATTATTAAGAACATCCGTAGTTAAAGGTAAATAATTTACTCCAGCAAAATTTATTATTGGATATTGGCTACTGTCAACAGTTGTTCCATTTATTATCATAGCTTTGCCAACTTTTGAAATTGATTTACTCTGACCTTTAACTGAGTATCCATTATTAAACGCAGAAACGAATGCCCCTTTATTTACTGCTTGAGAAGTTCTATTAACAATTATCCCGTTTGGATTATTCCAGTCATAGGATATATCAAGATAAGTTAGAAGGTCAGATGTAAGTGGAATATAAGTTATATTATTGTAATTTAGAACAGGATATTCAGAACTGGTATTATTTATTTCTGTTCCATTTATTTTCACTGAAAAATTAGGAATCATTGCTTTCGGAGTGGCAACAACAGTTTTTTGTGGAGTTGTAGTTTGGTAACTTGAAGAGCCACCTGAATATGGGCAAGAACCATTATTATGTAAATGAGGAGGATTTCCGCCGCAATGATAATGATAATATCCTAAGCCACTTTTATTCTTATTATCTTTATGTCCACCACTTGAATCAGTTTTACCCCCATGAGCTAAACCAGGTACAGTTGATAATAAAATAATTGATAAGACTATCGAACAAATTCTTTTTTTCATAATATTTCCCCCTTAGTTTTATAATTAGAAATAATTTCAAAAACAAAAACAGATTCAAACGTTGAGACGTTTATTAAATCTGTTTTCAAGTAAACTTATTAATTTCCATATAGCATCCACCCCCCCTGGATAATATACTTATATCAAAGTTAATTAATATATTTTTTAATTTTTTTAAAAACCCAACTTAGCTATTATTAGAATAGCTATCTATACTTAAAATAAGAATCTAACCAAGAGCAACATCTAGAACCATCATGATAGTAAATCCAATCATACAGCCTATTGTTGCTATATCAGTTTTTGAGCCGCCTTCTTCACGTTGAGCTTCTGGAATAAGTTCTTCAATAACAACATAAATCATCGCTCCAGCTGCAAATGCTAGCGCATAAGGTAAGATAGGCTGCATCTTCACGACAGCAAATGCTCCGATTACACCTGCAATAGGCTCAACTATCCCAGATGCTTGACCATATAAGAATGATTTTGTTCTGCTAAAACCTTCTCTTCTAAGCGGTATTGAAACAGCAGCTCCTTCAGGAAAGTTCTGTAAACCTATACCAATTGCAAGAGCTATAGCTCCAGCTAGTGAAGCTGAACTGCCAGTTCCTGCAGCTACTGCTCCAAATGCAACTCCAACAGCAAGTCCTTCTGGAATATTGTGAAGGGTAATTGCTAAAACTAACAATACACTTCTTTGCCAATTTGTTTTAACACCTTCAGCTTGTGAAGTTTCTAATCCCATATGTAGATGGGGTAATAATTTATCAACTAAATATAAAAATGCTCCTCCACCTAAAAATCCAATTGCAGCGGTAAGAAATGCTATTTGTCCGAGCTCTTCAGCCATAGCTATTGCAGGAGAAAGTAATGACCAAAAACTTGCTGCTATCATAACCCCAGCTGCAAATCCAAGCATTCCATTAAGAATAGTTTTATTTATTGATTTAAAAAAGAAAACAAGTGATGCTCCAAGAGCTGTAACACCCCAAGTGAATAGAGTTCCTATGAGGGCTTGTTCAACTGGACCAAATTTTTCAAAGAAAAGTATCAATTGATTTCCTCCTAGTAGTATATTTATATAGATGATTACTCAGCTATCTTTTCTATTGTACATATGTTAGGCAAAGTAGTAAGTAATATTGCTTTCTTGTCATCTAAGTCAATGTAATCGAACTTATGAGATAGAAACTTAAGTCGAGCCAGTAGAAACTCATGAGGAACTTCAAGTTCCTGAGTCACACCGTCAATCTGTCTATTATGCATTTTTAAGAAAGCTTCCTTTAGTCTGTCGATAGGAAGTAAAAACTCAGTGGCCCATTTTAAAGCTGTTATTTCTGATTTATCCAGCTGCAATCTTCTAGTATAAGAGTTAAACATAACTCTAGAGTCACCAACGGATGTAAAATGATGGCCAAGCTCTTCAGCTAAAACTATTTTAAATTTCATGGAGTCATTTTCTAATTTTTTATTTATCACAATTATTGGATAGCTAGATTCAGATTTTAAATACATTCCATCTATATGATCAGGAAGGGAAGCTAAAATCTCTAGCTTGATATTTTCTTCTTCAACTAGTTGATATAATTTTTCTAATTGTCCCATAATGCACCTTACCTTTAGGTAAATTTACCTAATATATGTTTAAAAAAATAACATTAAGCTATTTTTCTTTTCTATGCTTCTCTAACAAGTTTTTAGCAAGATTAGATATTAATTCTCTATCTTCTTCCGGAAGCTCTTTATATCCATCTGTTTTAGAAAGCCAGAGGTCTATATCTTCATCTGTTTTTTCGGGAGCCTCTTTGTATGGGTTTCTTATCTCAGATTTGCCTAAGAGGTAATCAGTAGTAGTATTGTAGTATTTAGCTAATTGAATTAATACTTCGTTATCAGGGCTTCTTTTACCAGTCTCGTATTGATTGTATCTAACTCTAGATATGTTTAAATCTTTAGCAACTTCTTCCTGTGTTTTTTTATACTCTTCCCTTAAAATTCTTAATATTTTATTTAGCATTATTGACCACCTCATATTAATAATATTCCAAAGTAACATAAAGTTACAATCTTATGTAACGAAAAGATTCTTTATTTGAAAAAAATATATTGACAGTAACGAAAAGTTACTATATATTTAATGTAACGAAACGTTACTTAAAGGAGGCGAAGAATTGAGAAATTTAATGAAGGTTGAAAGAGTGAAAAAAGAGTTAAGTCAACAAATTTTAGCTGAGAAAGTTGGAATATCTAGAGAATACATTTCTATGATAGAAAATGGAGAAAGAACACCTTCAGTTTTAATAGCTAAAAAAATATCAAGAATTTTAGAAATTGAGTGGACATATTTTTTTGAAAACAAAAGTAACGAAATGACACACAAAACTAAAGGAGCATAGCATGGAAGAAAAAATAATGAGTAGAAAAAGATTAGAAGCATTAATGGGATTATATAGAAAATTATCAGATGAAATTAGTGTTTTTTATCCCACTAATGCTGAACTAGTTGAAAAATATAATGAGTTTGATGAAGGCTTTAACAAAATTATTGATGAAGAAACTAAATACCTAAATAGTGTTCTAGAACTTTAGTGGCTACACTTTTTACAATTTCAAAGGAAGCTGAACCGCCTACTTTAAGCAGGTTATTCTTAGTTTCAACAAACACATTGTTATCTCGAATAGAATCGATAAAATCATGACCTTGATTGGTTATTCTACGAACAATAAAATCAGGAAATCCCTGACCAATAGAACTGAACGAAGAAGCTTCTATATATGAAGAATCTATTAATAGCTGAATATGATATGAAATTTGTTTAGAATCGAAATTTTCATTTTCAAAATCAATTCCTGTTAATCTAGGTTTTTCAGATTCTTCAATAGTTAATAATATATGCCTAATTAAATCTAAATTTCTTTTCATAATAGTCTCCTTTTGGAGTTAATTATATCAATTAAAGTTTTAAAGTAAAAGAAATTAATATTTGGAAGAAAGGAGCATGAACATGGATTATTCAATACCGAAAACAAAGACTGTAAGAGAAAGAACAGTAAGGTGGGGAAGATGTGATTTTGTTATAAGAGAAATCTTCCATGATGGACCAGAAGAAAGAGAAATGCAAAAAAGGGCATTGGAGATTTTGAGGGATGCACCAATGCCAATTAAGCAAAGAGAGGAGGATTAGATGTTTTTCTATGAGAGGGTAGATTGGATGGGAGTAGCTGACTTTCTATCGGCTATGTTTGGAAATGGAGGGATAATAATAGCTGGATTTTTGAGATTTATATCCATATGGATATTATCTCCGATTATTTTTTTTCTTATTTATATTGTACCGATTTTAGTTCTTATTTTAATTATATCAAGACTGAAAGGAGATATTAATGCGAAGAGATTTCTTGAATTTCTATCAGGTAGCCAGAAATAATGCTGGTTTGACACAAGAACATGCAAGTGAGCTGCTACACGTAAGTATTAGGACATTATCTGATTATGAGAATAACAAATATAAGGTTCCGGATGAAATAGTAGTGGCTATGACTGAAAAATACAATGCATCATGGTTGCCTTTAATGCATCTTAAAAATATTTCTCCTGGTGTAAATCTAGAGGAGCTATGCCTTAAAGAGTTATCTGGGAGCACAATTTCATTTCAAAGTTCACTTGGACACATCCAAGATGTGCTAAGGCATTTGATAGATGTAGTTTCAGATGAAGTAATAGATGATAAAGAAGTTACTACTGTAAAAGTTATACAAGAAAAATTATTTGATTTATTAATATCAACACTAAATCTAATCGTTTCATTGCAAGAAAAAAGCCCATCGCGAGCGGCAACTCACAAAAGGGCATAAGAAAAAAACTCTAAAAATATTATACCACGGGAGGCCCAAAATGATAATAGGTATTGAGAATCTAACTGAAGAACAAAAGAAATTGATGCATAGAGTAAATAAGAAACACACTGATTGTGTAGGAAACGAATATAAGAGTGGAATGAAAATCACTAAAGTTTGGATAGATGAAAATAATACAGTATGTGTAAAGCTAAGAAATGGGGAATGGTTTCACTACTATGAAAACGGTACTTGGGCCTAAACATTAATTATAAATACAGGAGGAATATAAAATGAAACTTATTAACCTAAAACTTAGAAATTTCAAGGGCATTAAAGATTTGTCACTTGAGATAGATGGAAAAGACCTAAATGTATACGGAGAAAATGGTACAGGAAAAACAACTATATTTGATGCTTTTATGTGGTTGCTATTCGATAAAGATAGCCAAAACTCTAGTCAGTTTAATGTAAAGCCACTGGATATCCTTGGAGAACCAAATCACATGATGGAGCACGAAGTAATAGCAGTTATTGAACTTGATGGTAAGCATGTTGAACTTCAAAAGACATATAAAGAAAAATGGACTAAAAAAAGAGGTCAAGCTGATTCAGAGCTTACTGGCCATACTACAGATTACTTTATTAACAAAGTACCTAAAAAGCTCAAAGAATATAAGGATTTCTTAGCTGAAATCATAGACGAAGATACTTTTAAAATCATAACTAACCCGCTGCACTTTAACACTAAAGTTGACTGGAAGAAAAGAAGACAGATAGCACTTGAAATATGTGGAGAAGTACAGCACGAAGAAATATTTGATAAAAATTCTAAGCTTTTAGAGCTTAAGGATCTCTTATCAGATAAATCCATAGAGGATATACAGGCGGAGATGTCAGCTAGAAGAAGAAAGCTCAATGAAGAGATTAAATCAATCCCTTATCGAATAGACGAACTCTCACGCATTGATGAAGAGGTTCAAGATATCAATACATTACTTGAAAGTAAAAAGGCTGTAGAAGATGAAATTGGAACTTTAAAAGATTCAAGCTCTAAAGATTATGAATTTAGAATCAGAAACATTAAAGGTTCAATATCTCTATATAAAAATCAGCTTGTAGAACTAGAGCAAAATGCCACAAAGGATTTAAGAGAAAAAATAGATTCAGCAATGGAAGAAGGAGCTGCTATTAAAAAAGCATACCTTCAAAATAAAGACACTTTAGAAGATGAAGCAAGAAAAGTAAAGACTCTAACTGAAGATATAAAAGAATTTGATAAAAAGCTGTCCGATTTAAGAGCTGAATTTGAGAAAGTTAAAAATCTAAAGTTTGATGAAAGCTCAAATATATGTCCTACATGCCATCAAGTACTTCCTGAAGAAGAAATTCAAAAGCATATAGATGAGTTTAATTCTAATAATCAGAAAAAGCTTATCTCTATAAATCAATTAGGCAAGGACATAAAGGCAGATAAGCTAAAAGCAGAAGAAGCATTAAATGCAATAGATTTAAAAGATAAAGAAGAAATTGTAACTGCTCTAAAAAATGAAATGCTTTCAAAAGCTGACCTTGTAAAAAGGCTTGAAGAGCAGCTTAAAGTAATTGATGTTTCCACAAATAAGGAATACCAAGAGATACTGAACAAAATTCAAATTAAAGAGCAAGAAATTAAAGATATCCTTGAGCTTCAAAGTGCTAATGATAACTCAGAAAAAGTAAAAGAACTTAATGATCAGCTAGATAAAATATCAAAACAGATTGCTAAGATTGACATTGCTAAAGACAACGAGAAAAGAGTAACTGAGCTTAAAGAAAGAGAAAGAGAACTCTCAAATATGATTGCAGAGCTGGAAAAGAAAGAGTTCTTATGTGAACAATTCATAATCACAAAGTCAGATTTACTGGAAGAAAAGCTAAATAACAAGTTTAGACTAGTAAAATTCAAGCTATTTGAAACTCAAGTAAATGGTGGTATAAATGAAACCTTCATAGCAACTGTAAACGGAGTACCTTTTGAGGATTTAAATAATGCTATGAAGATAAATGCAGGTCTAGATATTATAAATACTCTTACAGATTACTACAAGTTCCAGGCACCAATTTTTATTGATAATAGAGAGTCAGTAAATGAAATTGTAGATATTAAAAGCCAAGTAATTAATTTAGTTGTAACCAAGGATGAAAAATTAAAATTTGAACTTATTGAAAATAGGGAGGTAGCTTAAAATGGCAGAGGTAAAAAAAGATTTAGTGGAACAAAAGGAAACAGTAAATGAGTTTATTGGAAAGGTTCAAGAAAATTTAAAGGTTCTTAATGAGGAAAGTACTATTAACTTACCTCCTAATTACAGCCTAGGAAATGCAGTTAGAAGTGCTTATTTAAAACTTTTAGAAACAAAGGATAGAAATGGAAAGGAAGCTCTTAAAGTATGTTCTAAAACTTCAATAACTAATGCAATGTTAAGCATGGTTATTCAAGGATTATCTCCAGCAAAGAATCAATGTTATTTCGTAGTGTACGGTGACCAGCTGACACTAATGAGAAGTTACATGGGAACAGTAGCAGTTACTAAGAGAATCAAAGGTGTGGTTGATGTAAAAGCCTACTGCATATATGAAGGTGATGAAATAGAAACTGAATTTGATATAGCAACTGGTACTATTCGGATTAAAAAGTTTAACCCTAAGTTTGAGAATATTGATAATAAGAAGATTTTAGGTGCATTTGCAATGATTATGGGTGATAACGGTCCTATTCATACAGAAATAATGACACTAGCTCAAATACAAGCAGCATGGAATCAGGGAGCTACTAAAGGTTCAAGTGGAGCTCATAAAAACTTTAGTGAAGAAATGGCAAAGAAATCAGTAATTAATAGAGCTTGTAAGATGTTTGTTAATACCTCAGATGACGCTGATATCCTTCTAGAAGAGTTTAACAAGACCACTGATAACGAGGATATTGATCCAGTGAAAAAAGAGATATCAAGTAATGCAAATAGGGAATTGTTAGATTTTGAAGAAGATAAACCTGATAATAAAGAGCCTATTGTAGATGTTGAATATACAGAATCTAATGAATCAGCTGGGCAAATACAAATAGAACCTGAATTCTAAAGGAGTATCTTATGGAATTTCAAATATTAGCAAGTAGCAGTAAAGGTAATTCATATTTAGTAAAAGGAAGTGAAGGGAACCTGCTTTTAGAAGCAGGTATCCCCTTTAAAAAGATTAAAGAAACTCTAGATTTTAATCTATCAGATATAAAAGGATGTCTAATAACTCATGAGCATCAGGACCACGCTAAATCAATAAAGGATATAGCAAAAGCTGGTATTGATGTATATGCATCTAAAGGTACATTTGAAGGGTGTAAAGTTTCTGGCCATAGATATATAAAAGTTATGGATAAGCAGCAGATAAGCATAGCAGGATTCAATATATTAGCATTTAAAACAGAGCATGACTGTAATGAGCCACTAGGGTTCCTCTTATATGAAAAAGAGACTAAAGAGAAACTCTTATTTGCTACAGACACATATTACATCAGATATAAGTTTGCTGGACTTGATCATATAGCAGTAGAGTGCAATTACTGTGAAGAGGTTCTAACTAGAAATATTCATAGCGGATACATGTTGCCAGAACTTGCTAACAGAATTAGAAGGTCACACTTTGGACTTGATAATGTAATTGAGTTTCTTAAAACAAATGGTACCGAAAGTTTAAAGAATCTATATCTACTTCATCTAAGTGATGGAAATTCAGATGTAAATATCATTGAAAAAGAAATAAGAGAAGTTTTTAGAGGTAATTTAGTTATAGCAAGTTCATAAAATCGTAAATCTGTATTATAAGGGAGTTTCAGCATGAATTATATCGAACTAATCAACTCATTTGAAAGGTGGCTCGAAGTTAACTATTTGCCAGTCTCATCGCAATTGCTATGGTACAAATTGATTGCACTGTTCAATAGATGTGGATGGAGCGAATGGGTTACAGTAGATAACCAGCGATTAATGGCGTTGATGCAAATGAAAAGAGAATCAACCTTCATTGAATGCAGAGATAAGCTAATCGTGTCTGGACTTTTCGAATTTCAAAAAGGGAAAAAGGGTTCTCCAAATAGATATAAGATAAAAAACACTTTCAAAATAGTAGTACAAACCGAAGTACAAAGCGTAGTAAATACAGTAGTAAAAAGCGAAGTAAATACCGAAGTCCAAACCGCAGACATAAATAAACTAAACAAAACTAAACTAAATATATTATCTAAAGATAATATAGGGAGCACTCCGATAAAAGGGGTTCTTGATGCATGGAATAATTTAGGGCTAACTCAAATTAAAATAATAAGGCTAGGTTCTAATAGGCATAAGCTTCTAAAGACTTTGTTAAAAGACTATGGAGAATCAGAAATAATAAGAGCTATTGGTAATGTCAAAGACTCTTTGTTTTTGAATGGACAAAATGATAGAGGCTGGGTTATTAGTTTTGACTGGTTTTTAGAACATGATAATTTTATCAAGGTTCTTGAGGGAAATTATAAAAACAAATTTGACTCAGATAAGACTAAAGCAAAGAATAAACAGAATTTGCAAGGTTCATACAAATCCGTAAACAATGAGGATTTAGAAACCATGCTTATGAATAAAAGAGTTAAGGCAAGGAGTGAGGATTCTATATGAGTAATTTAGATAAGGCACTTAGATATATAGACAAACTGTATTTTAAGAAGAATTTACCGCTAGATAAAGCAATTGAAGCAGGAAGAGCTTATTTATCAGCTATTAATAGATTAAATTAGGAGGGTTTGTATGGAAATCAAGAAAGATACTACCACAAAGAAAGATAGATATTATTTTGTACTAAGAAATCCACATGTTAACTATCCAGATATAAAGATGATATATGGACCTACTGAGCAGGCAGTAAAAGACAAAGTAGCTGCACAGCTTAAGAAGTGGAAAGAACTAAGCTTAAAAGTTTCGTAATAGGTTGAGAAAGCGAGGGAGTTATGAAGTGTTCAAATTGTAGTGCTGAAACAAAAAGTAGAGTGTTTGAAGTGAATATTTGCAAAGAAATCCCTTTATGTGATAAATGTAAATCAGATTTTGGAAAGTGTATTATATGTGGCGAAAACTGGTATAAGCAAGATTTAAAAAATGGAATGTGTCATAACTGCATGGAAAGCGAGGAAAAATAATGAATGTTTATGTTGAAGGATATACTGCTGATAATGTTGAAAATTGCCCTTTTTGTGGAAGCAATGATATATCCTATAAGCCTTTAAAGGCAAAGCACAGATGTGAAGAGTGTAAGAAAGAATTTTATGTTATTGAAGACGAAGAGTAAAGCAATTTGATTAACAAAAATTAACATTGAGGAGAATAAATATGGAAGAAGATATTGCTAATACTAACAAGGTCTATAAACTTACTATTCCAGGAGAACCTATTGCGAAAGGAAGACCCAGAGTTACAAAATGGGGGACTCATACTCCGGAAAAAACAAAGAACTATGAAATGCTTGTAAGGGAGCTATACTTTCATAAAAATGGTCAGACACTTCTATCTGGAGAATTGTATTTTCAGATTGATACATTTTTTAAAATTCCAAAATCAACTTCAAAAATCAAAGCTTTAAAAATGGAGAATAAAGAGCTAAGACCCACTAAGAGACCAGATATTGATAATATTTTAAAAAGCATAACAGATTCATTAAATGGAGTAGCTTATGAAGATGATAGTCAAATAGTTGAAGTGTTAGCAAGAAAGTATTATAGCAGCTCTCCAAGAGTTGAAATTACTATGTATGAAATTTGAAACTAATTTTAAATGTTGAAGGAGGATTTAATGATGCAGAACCTATCGAGTTATTCAGATTACAAAAGGAAAGTTAAAGATATAAACGTGAGAAGTGAGATTTTTAATAATATGCTTAATATATTTGATAAACACATTACTGGAAGCATTAAAGAGATTGAAGAAAACAATTTTGAAGGAGCAGAGATAACTTTGAAATTAAAGATAGAAGTTATTGAGCAAACTGAAGATGGAGACCAAAATACAGGAATGCCATCTTATTACTACAAACAGCCTATATTTAACTATAATATTAACTCAACTCTCAAAAAGACTAATAAATCTGAGGGTGCTTATAGCGAAAAATCAGAGCTTCGTTATCAAAATGGAAAATATGTTTTAGTACCAGTTAACGAACTTCAAATCAGTATTTTTGATGAGGTGAAATAAATGAGTAATATCATATTTAAAAACTCAGAAGGATATTCAGATTATACAGCAGGAGTTGCTATAAGAAGAGCTGACAAGCCAACTCAAAGAGATAAAGTAGTATCTAATCTAATAAAAGGAATGAAGTTAATATTTAAGGAATTTGATTTTGAACTTACTGAAAGAATAAAAGTCAGAGATATTAAGACTGGCAAAGAATACAAATAAAAAAGCTCCCGCTTGAAACAACACGAGAACTCTCATCCAAGAGGATTATACCATGTATAAGTGATGTTTTTCAAGCGGGAGGGTGGATATCATGAAGGAATACATAAATATTGATGATGTTGCAAAAAGAGCAGCAAAAGAAGCTATAAAAGAATTTCAAAAACAAGAATTAAAAAGACAAAGAAAACAGATTTATCATAATGTTGATACGCTGCTTAAAAACTATAATTCTTTCAAGGAGCATTACAATAATGCTATATCAAATATTGAAGATATTGAGATAGAAGCTGCAGCTTTAGAAATTGAGGATTTTATGCAAGGTAGTGATAAAGCTGAGATTTTTATTTCATCTATAAAAAAATCAAAGCTTAGGACAGGCATTATGATTCAACACATTGAGGTGGCACTTGAAATATTAAAAAATGGATGTAAAAGAAAAGGAAAATTTGAATTAGACAAATACTATATTTTAGAGGGAGTTTACTTAAAAGAAATGACTTTTGTTCAGCTTTCTGAGAACTTTAATTGTTCTGAGATGACAATAAGGAGATGGAAAAATGAAATGATTAATCAATTAGGAGTGTTATTGTTTGGGGTAGATGCAATGTGTTAAAAAGTTGTGAAAATACTGTTATTTACGTGTTAAATATTAAAGCATATACTCTTAGTATCTAGAAATTTAATAATTTCGTTCCTCGAAAATACCTTAGAGATTTTAAATTCTTAGGTATTTTTTATTTATAGTTATCAAAGTATTAAAGTTTTGATATAGTTAAGTAAAAGGCAGGAGGGTATTATGAATATTTTTTCAAATAATTTATCCGCATGGATGTTTCCGTTAATAAGTTTACTAATATTGTTTTTTTCTAATTTTGTATATAGCGCATTATTGGAATCAGAGGGAAATCCTGAAATAAATTTAAAATTGAAACATTCTCAAATGATGTATATTATTTTTTTGAGAATATTTCAATTTGTGATATATACTACATTAACATTTTTTATATTTGAGCGTTTAAACAATGAAATAAAAGGAACTAATATTTTATTTATAATTTTTTGGTTTTTATTTATTATTTATGATTCAGTTATGTCTCATTACAAAAACAGAAATAATAATTCGTTTTATTTCAATAGTACATCCAAATTTACAAAACAAATTCTTAAAATTTTTTTAAATATTATATCAGCATTTTTGATGATAGTATTAATATTAATACTATTATTATTAACTAATAAGTTATATATAATAATTGAATACATAAAAAATATTTTTATAAATAATGTATTTATAATTTTAATAATAGCTTTTAGCTTGTGTATATATGCTTATTCTAAAAAAAATAGCGAATTGAAAAAATATTTTTTTAATATTCGAAAAAATCAAGAAAAGAATGAAATTATATGTGGGATAAGAATAATTTTTTTAGAATTAATGTTCTCTTTATTGATAGTTGCAATAGCTTATAATTGGAATAAACCAATGGATAATTTTTTAGTTTTTGTATATTATCTCACAAGTATAAGTGTTTTATTTATAATCATAATGTCACTTTTAGTGGAGAAAAAAGAGGAAAGTATATATGTGATTCAAATATTTGATTTCGAAAAAAAGAATATAAAAGAAATCCGGGGAAGTAAAATAATAAATAAAGGAGAATTAGTTATTATCTATGAATATGTGAATTCTAAAGGAATCGAACGAAAAAATACTCGGCCAGTTATCTATAATAGTGCCTACATTTATAAAATAGATATATTATAAATGTCATACAAATTGATTGAATCCCATTTATTTAATTTCAAATAAAAATTTTGCTGGATTATATTAAGTGGTGAATAAATAATATTCTAACCTATGCAAAGGGCGGAATGCACAAAATATAAATATATTGATTCTCGAATATCTGATATACTTTAATTAAATTATATATTGAGGGGGAATTAATTTGGATAATAAATCGAAATTTATTTTAGAACCTAAGGACTTGTTTAATCCGAATATAGATAAAATGTTACCTAAGGTATCATCATCACCTATGATTGACCCCAAAATTAAAGATGCAATAGACGAGAGAAATAGAAAATTAAGTGAAAATCATGAGAATTTAAACAGGATAGCCAACGCTTCAGAAAATATAAACGAAAAATTTGATTATATAGCAAAGGATTTAGATTATATACTTCATTCTTTAGGCGAAAACTTCCAAAGACTCGAAGGGTTAGGAAGAGAAGAAAAAGAAACCTTAGATCAAATACTATCTGCATTGAAAGATAAGGGTAGCGATGAAAGTAAGTCAAAAATCAAATCATTACTTCAAAATAAAGCACCGGATTTTGTTATGAATGTACTTCTTGCATTGGTAGAATATAAATTAAACACAATGTAAGTAAAAGTTTATTTTCTGGCACCATAGTAGGTGTCTTTTTTATAATACGGAGAAAGGAAGGTGAATCTTCATTGGCAAAAGGGAAATATCAAGAATGGCTTACTAGTGAAGGTTTGCTGAAACTAGAAGCATGGGCAAGAAATGGACTTACAGAAAAGCAGATAGCGCACAATATAGGAATTACTGAACAGACTTTGAATGTATGGAAAAAGTCATACCCTTCATTTTCTGAGTCCTTAAAAAAGGGCAAAGAAGTTATCGATATACAAGTTGAAAATGCTTTATTAAAAAGAGCTTTAGGATATCAATATACTGAAAGAACTAAAGAAAGATTATTTGATGAAGAAACAGGGCAGTATGTTCTTGAGATAACGAAAGAAGTAACTAAGGAAGTTCAACCTGATACAACAGCACAGATATTCTGGCTTAAAAATAGAAAACCTCAAGAGTGGAGAGATAAGAAAGAAACAGAGTTAAGTGGGAATATAAAGACTAATCCATTTGATGAACTTACACCAGATGAGCTTAGGAAGTTGATTAAAGATGGATAATAGAGAGATAGTAAAACAGGCTAAACTTGCGCTTGCAAGACAGGACCTGTTTTTTTATTGCCACTTAAAATCTCCTGATTTTTATAAAGAAGATAGAGAATATTTAGTTGATTTATGTTCAGAATTACAAGATTTTGACGAGTCAGAAGATGATGTGCTGGTTATTAATGAGCCTCCACGACATGGAAAATCTAGAACGGCGCAAAACTATGTTGAGTGGAGTCTGGGCAGAAATAAAAAACTTAAAATAATGACAGGATCATATAATGAAACAGTTGCTACTCAGTTCTCTAAAGGTGTAAGAAATTCTATTCAGGAGATAAAGGGAGAAGAAGATAAAATAGTATATTCTTATATTTTTCCAGGCACAGTAATAAAACAAGGTGATGGAGCAGCAAATTTATGGAGTTTAGATGATGGGTATGCAAACTACTTAGCCACATCACCCACAGGAACAGCTACAGGTTTTGGAGCTGATAGGCTTTTAATAGATGACTTAATTAAATCAGCACTTGAAGCTAACAATATAGATGTCTTGAATAAACACTGGGAATGGTTTACTAACACAATGTTATCTCGTCTTGAAAGAGGCGGCAAAATAATCATAATTATGACCAGATGGCATTCAATGGACTTAGCAGGCAGAGCTTTATCAGAACTACCAAAATTAGGTTATAAAGTTAGACATGTATCCATGAAAGCTATGCAAGATGATGGTAGCATGTTATGTGATGATGTACTAAGCAAAGAAGAGTATCTTAGAAAAACTAAGACTATGGGACTTGATATTGCTTCAGCAAATTATCAGCAGGAGCCAATAGATATAAAAGGTAGATTATACTCTAAATTTAAGACATACGATAAACTCCCAAAAGATAAAAATGGAAACCTTTTATTTAGGCGCATTATAGCCTACGGGGATACTGCAGATGAGGGTAAAGATTATTTTGCTTTATTTGTTGCTGGAGAAACTTTTGAGCAAGAGGCATATCTTCTTGATGTTATATACACTAAAGAGCCAATGGAAATAACTGAACCCTTAACAGCTAGGATTTTATATGAAAATGGTGTAAATACAGCAATAATAGAATCTAACAATGGTGGTAGGGGATTTTCAAGAGCAGTAAAAAAAGAACTAAAGAAGTATCCAGGCAATAAAGTTTCAATAAAATGGTTTCATCAAAGCAAAAATAAAATTGCTAGAATACTCTCTAACTCTACATGGGTTATGGATAATATTTATTTTCCTTACAACTGGAAGGATAAATGGCCCGATGTGTATGAAGCTCTCAGTAAGTATCAAAAAGAAGGAAAAAATGAACACGATGATGCACCAGATGCTCTTACAGGAATAGCAGAGAGCATAGGAAAAGGTGATACATTTAGTTTTTAATGAGGTGAAATATGATAACAGATGTTGAATTAATAAATGCGCAGATAAAAGCGAATAGACCATTATCTGACTTGCAATTTTTAGAAAGAGAAATAAGAGATTGGCTTAATTCTCCTGAAAGAAAAATGATGATAGAGGGCAAGGAGTACTATAAATATAAGCAACCAATAAATGATAAAGTCCGTAAAGCAATAGGTAAGGATTCCACTTTAGTACCTCTTATGAATGTGGTTAATCATAAATGGCTTGATAATCAGTATGCAAAGCTTGTTGACCAAAAGACTAATTATTTACTGGCACTCAAACCATCTATGGATGGAGAAGATAAGAAATACATTGATCATATGCAGAGAATCTTTAATAATAAGTTTTTAAATAAGCTTAGAAGAGTCGGAACTAATACTTTTCAGTGTGGGGTAGGGTGGCTTTATGTCCTGCCATTAAATGGTGAGCTTCAGTTCATCAGATTTGAGCCTGAAGAAGTTAAACCATACTGGGCCGATTCAGACCACACTATACTTGATGCTATTCTTAGAATTTATAATGCAGAAGAATACCAAGGCGCAGAAAAAAAGATAGTTCAAAAAGTTGAATTTTATGACAGTGAAGGGATAACATACTATGATTTAAAAGATGGCAGATTAACCCTCGTTGGAAAAGTAACTCACTTAAGAACTTCAACTGGGAAGCTTTTAAACTGGGAAAAGCTTCCGGTTATTCCATTTAGATATAATGCAGATGAGATTTCACTTCTGACTAGAGTTAAGTCTCTTCAAGATGGAATGAATGAAATATTATCGAAGTTTGGAGATGATATGAGCGAAGATATAAGGAATACTATTATTGTTTTAGTCAATTATGACGGAGAAGATTTAGCTGAATTTAGAACTAACTTAATGCAGTATGGAGCAGTCAAAGTAAGGAGCGAAGGACAAGGTTCAAATGGAGATGTAAAAACTCTTCAAGTTGAAGTTAATGCTGAAAACTATAAAGCTATTTTGCAGGTCCTAAAAGAAAAGATTATTGAAAATGGAAGGGGCCTTGATAGTAAAAACGATAAAATGTCAGGTGCTCCAAACCAGATGAATATTAAGTCTATGTATTCTGACCTTGATTTAGATGCCAACGCAATGGAAGCTGAATTTCAATCAAGCCTTGAAGAACTACAGTGGTTTATCAAGAAGTATCTTAGCTGGACTGGAAAAGGTGATTTCTCAAACAGTAGTGTAGAGATTACTTTTAATCGAGATATCTTAATGTCTGAGGCTGAAGCTATTACCATGTGCAAGGATTCAGAGGGTATAATCAGCAAAGAGACTATCATAACCAACCATCCTTGGGTAAACGATGTGGAAAAAGAATTAATTAGAGTTAACAAAGAAAGAGAAGAGCAGACCAATCCCTATGGGTCAAGTTTTCCAACTACAGGGAATAAGGTGATAGAGAATGAATCATAGTGAGTATTGGATAATAAGATCTGAGCAGTTACATGAACAAACATTTTCTGAATCTAATGAATATGCTCAAAATATAGAAGAAGCATATAAAAAAGCAGCAAGTGAATTGAATAAAGAAATATACAACTTTTTAAAAAAAATAGCTTCTAACAACGAAATGAGTTTAAGTGAAGCTAAGAAACTTTTAAGTAATAAAGAGTTAGAAGAATTTAAATGGACAGTTGAAGAGTATATTGAAAAAGGTTCAGGAATCCTGTCCGAAAAAACAATCAAGCAACTTGAAAATGCATCTGCAGCTACTCGAATTTCATATCTTAACAGCATGAATCTTCAAATGAGATATCACGTTGAGAAGCTATATTCTCAGCAAGGTATAGATGTAAAAGACAAAATGAAAAGTATCTTTGAAAATCATTACTATAATGTGATTTATGAAGTCTCTAGCATAGTAAATCCAGATAGAACATTTTCAAAACTAAATGAAAAGGAAATAGAAGCTGTACTAAGTAGGCCGTGGACATCAGATGGTAAAAACTTCAGTAAGCGGATATGGGAAAACCAAGAACGATTAATTAATGAGCTTCAAATAACACTGCAACAATCTTTCATCCGTGGAGAATCTCCTGACAAGGCAATAAATAGAATAAGTAAGCTATTTGATGTTAAAAAGTCAAATGCATCTAATTTAGTTATGACTGAATCCGCATATTTCGCTTCTGAGGGTGATGGTATGGCATATAAAGAGTTGGGATTAGAAAAGTATGAAATACTAGCTACTCTAGACATGAAGACATCTGACATATGCCAATCTCTTGATGGAAAAGTGTTTAATATGAAAGAGTACAGCGCTGGAATTACGGCTCCGCCATTTCATTGTAGGTGCAGGACAACTACTATTCCAGTAGTAGAAGGTTTTGACGATGAATTAGAAGAAAGAGCAGCAAGAGACCTTGAAACTGGAGAGACTTATTATGTTCCTGGGAAAATAAAATTTGATGAGTGGAAGAAAACTCATATATTGGATAGTTTCAATAAAAAAGGGTATAATATCATTACAAGTAATGGCATATCAATAAATGAAAATTCAATACACGCATTAGAGAGAGCAGAAGAAAGAGGGATTTCTAAAGATGAGATTATAAATGCTTTATTGATGCCTTTACAAATTTTAGAGCCTAGAATAGATGAAATAGGAAGAAAAAGCCAAAGATTTATAGGAAATGAGGCTACAGTGAATATAAACCCTGATATAGGAACTGTTATAACAGTATGGAAAACAGGAAAGAAAACAAGAGAAAAATTAGAAAGAAGGAAATGATATGAATGAAGAACAAATTAATTTTTTAAAGAGAATTGGACTTGATTTTGATTATTCAAAAACTTTATCAGACGAAGAATGTATTAAAATTGAGGAAAAGGTAGGAGACTATTATACTTCTATAAGTCAAAATGAAATTAAAGATGAGTTTGAAATAAGATTGTGTGAAAGCATTCTTGATAATATTGATGATTTATAAGACCACTTACTTTATATGGATAAAGCTAGGTGGTTTTTTCATGCCTGAAATGAGGGGATCTATTATCTCGACCACTCGGAAAGTCGTTAAACTTACCCGATAAGGAATTTCGCTAAAGACCTGAGCATGTCTTAAAACGGCTTATTTTAATGTCAATAATTGGTTAGCTGAACCTAAAATCAGCAATACAAGGTCATGGCGACGACCTAAAAAGCCTATGTATGAAAGGAGTAAATTAGTATGAAAACAGAAGATTTAAAAGCAATGGGTCTAACTGATGAGCAAATTAGCAAGGTTATGGCTGAAAACGGAAAGGATGTTAATGCAGCTAAAGCTGATGCAGAAACTTTGAAATCGGATATTGCATCGCTTAAGAGTCAACTTAGTTCTTTGGATGAACAAATAGCTCAAAGAGACAAACAACTTAAAGAGCTTAAAGATTCAGCAGGTAATAACGAAGAGCTTAAGAAACAAATTAATGATTTACAAGAGCAGAACAAAACTATGAAGCAAGAAGCAGAAGCAAAATTAAACGAGCTTATGAAAGAACATGCTATCGAAAGTGAACTCATGTCTTCAGGAGCTATTAATCTTAAAGCTGTTAAGGCTTTAATTGATGCTGGGAAAATTTCTATGGATGACAAAGGTATTAGTGGACTTAAAGAACAGCTTGATTTATTGAAATCTGCTGAGGATAGCAAGATGCTTTTTAAATCAGATACCGTAATTATCGATGGTACTAAACCAGCACAAGCAACTGATAATACAAATAACAATACCGGACTTTCATTAGCTGATGCAGTGAAAGCTCGCATAACTTCTAATTAAAAATTGAAAGGTGGTTTTTTAAAATGGCAATTACACTAGCACAGGCAAAGTTAAATGTTCAAGATGATTTACAAATGGGAGTAATAGATGAGTTCGCAAAATCAAGTTTTCTTTTTAATAATTTGACTTTTGACGATTGCGTATCTCCTACAGGTGGAGGGGCAACTCTTACTTACGGATATACTAGACTTATCACTCAACCTACAGCTGCATTTAGGGCAGTAAATAATGAGTATGTACCAGGAGAAGTTACAAGACAAAGATATACTACTGACCTTAAAGTATTTGGAGGTTCTTTCGAAATTGATAGAATCATAGCAAATATGGGTGGAATAGTTGATGAAGTTACTCTTCAAATTCAGCAGAAGGTAAAGGCTGCATCTGCATTATTTAATGATACTGTAATCAATGGAGATTCAGCAGTTGATGTTAATGCATTTGATGGCTTAGAAAAAGCACTTACTGGAAGCTCTACTGAATTAATACCAAGTGCAGCAATAGACCTTTCTGACTCTGCAAAGATTGATTTAAATTACAAAGTATTTCTTGATGTTCTTGATGAATTTCTTATGGGCCTTGACGGTACGCCATCTGCTATCATGGGAAATACTAAGCTTATAGCTAAGATAAGAGCAGTTGCTAGAAGAGCAGGAATGTATATGATTAAGCCTAATGAGTTTGGCCAGCAAGTTGAATACTATGGTGTTACACCTCTAGTTGACCTTGGAGCAAAAGCAGGGTCTAACGCTCCTGTAGTTGGAATTAATGGTGTAAGCGGAGAAACATCTCTTTATGCTGCAAGACTTGCACTTGATGGATTCCATGGAATATCTATGGCAGGACAATCTCCAGTAAACTCATGGTTACCTGATTTCAAGACTGCAGGAGCTGTTAAAAAAGGTGAAGTTGAAATGGTTGCAGCAGTGGCACTTAAAGCAACAAAAGCAGCTGGAGTACTAAGAAAAATTAAAGTTCAGTAAGGAGGATTAGTATGAAGATTTATGCACCTAATGCTGGTTATTCTGGAATATCTGCATCGGTTACTTTTGTAAACGGTGTAGGAGAAACAGAAGATGAAAATTTGATAGCTTGGTTTGAATCCAAAGGGTATAGCGTTGGAGAACCTGCAAAAGAAAAAGAAGAAGCTCAGGTAAAAATACCAAACTATAAAGGTATGAAAAAAGCTGAACTGGAGGACTTATTGACCTCACTTGAAGTTGAGTATGCCGCTGATAGCACTAATGACCAAAAGGTTGAATTGCTTGATGCATACTATATGAACAAGGGGTAGCCTCCACCCCTTGTTTTATCTAAGATAGGAGGTATCTATGGAAGAATTAACTATCGAATATTTGAAAGATTTCGGATATCAGTATGATGAGGTAAAAGATGCAGGAAGATTAGGAAGAGTAATAGGTTATATGCAAGAGAAAATTTTAATGCTAACTAACAGGTTGGAGCTTCCTATAAATGTGTCAAATCAGCTTGCTATGATATATGCAAAGTCTTTCATTTTAGATGTAAACGGTTTTGAAATGTACTCATCAGGCGATGAAGTAGTTCCAAAAATCAAATCTATTTCAGAAGGAGATACTAAATCTGAATTTGTTGTCTCTCTTTCAGGTAAAGAGGTTTTTATTTCAGATATTAATAAGTCAATGAGAGCAGATGTAAATATTTTAGTTGCATCTACTAGGAGGTTATCATGGTAGATGAAATAAGAAATGCTCTAGCTAAACATAAGCAAATTCTTGAATCATCATGGGCCGATACCTGTGATGTTTATGAGCAGGTTTATGTATTTGATCCAGTAACTAAAACTAAAAAGAAAACTGAGGTTAAAGTATTATCAGATATACCTTGTAAGCTTTCATATAAGAATAATGTAACTAGTGCTAAGCCAGATGATTTAGTTAGCTCTTCTTCAAAACAAGTAGAGCTTTTTACTAGTGCTAATATTTATATTAAAGCTGGTTCTAAGATAGTAGTTTTTCGTGATAGTACTGAGATTGAATTTTCTAGAAGTAGTGAACCCGATACTCATTTTTCACATAAAAGATATGCCTTAGAAAAATTTAAGGAGTATTTATAATGGCTAGATGGGGAAAGGTAGAATTCAAAGAACTAGAAAGACTTGAAAAAAGACTTACTAAGTTTAGCCAAGTTGACATGGATACTTTGTGCAGGGATATAACTAATAGGCTTACTGCTTTGATGATTAGAAAAGTAAGGATGAAAACTCCTGTGGGAATTTATCCTTCAGTAGTATCTTTTACTATTAAAGATGGGGTGGATGTTACTTTTAATGTAACTCCTAAAATGGGAGGAACTCTTAGAAGAAACTGGAAAGCAGGAGAAACTTTAAAAAATGGATTTAGTTATGAAAACGAAGTATTTAACCCTACTGAGTATGCTATCTATGTTGAATATGGCCACAGGACAAGAAATCATGCAGGATGGGTAGATGGCAAGTTTATGATGACTTTATCAATTGATGAGCTTGAAAGACAAAAGGATAGGTTAATAAGTAAAATGGTTATGGATAAACTTAAGGAGGTGTTTGGTGGCTGATGCATCTCTTGGGGCTATCAAACAAGCCCTAATAAATAAGGTTTATGATGTTTTTAGCGAAACGCATGGACTAGATATGAATATATATCCTCATAGTGTAGAGCAGGGAGCTAATATGCCTGCTTTTTTTATTTCTTCTGTGAGTACTGATCAAGAAGAACTAATGTATGAAAGAGCTAAAAAAATCAATAAATTTCAAATTGTATATATGACTGAAAGTCCAGAAGAACTTGAAGATGTAATTGAAAGATTAAACTATAACTTAGTGTATGTAATGCTGGATGATGGTCTTTTAAGAGCTTCTAAGAAGAAAGCTAATATAGTCGACCAGACAGTCGTTTTTTTAGTTAATTTTGATTTTATAGGCAAAAGAACTAAAGTCTATGAGACTTTGATGGAATCCTTAGAGATAGTGCAAGAACTGAAAGGAGAATGATTGTGGCCAGAAAACAAGAGCTTGAATTAGAAGATGTAGCAGGTGGAAAAGAACTTGAGAAAATAAGAGAGTTTACTCAAGAGCCTAAGAAAGCATCAGAGGGTGAGATACCAAAAGATGTGAAGTTTAGTAAGGCTCAGATTTTAAGAAGCAAAGCTTTAACATTCAATAAAGATGTTTTAAAAGTTTTGTTAAGTGATGAGGAATTATATACAGTAGATGAAGTTGAATCTATTGTTAGTGATTTCAATAAGAAAGAGGTGAAATAATGGGTGCACTAGGTGGTGGATTTTGGTTAATGCAAAACAAAGTATTACCTGGAAGTTACATCAATTTCATTTCTGCTGCTAGGCCAAGTAATCTTTTTTCTGAGAGAGGTTATGCAGCTATAGGTCTTTCATTAGACTGGGGAGTAGAAGATGAAATTATAGAAATAGGAAATGCTGAGCTTCAAAAGGATACCCTTAAGCTGTTTGGAGTCGAATATACTGATGAGAGTATGAAACCTCTTAGAGAGATGCTAAAAGGGTCTCAAACAGTATATCTGTATAGACTAAACGGTGGAGGGGTTAAAGCAACTGTAACTGTTGCTCCACTTACAGCTACGGCCAAGTATTCTGGAACTATAGGTAATAAGCTTAAGGTTGTAGTTGAAAGCTCTATAGATGTTCCAGGAAGCTTTGATGTTATTACAATGCTTGATGGTAAGAAAATCGAAGCTCAAACAGTTGCAAAAGTTGAGGACCTAAAGGCTAATGATTATATTGTTTTTAGTGGTACAGGAACACCAGTAGCAAGCGCAGGAGCTTCTCTTACTGGTGGAACAAATGGTGTAGTATCTGGAGAATCTCATAGTACTTTTCTTGAGAAGATTGAAACTTATAGATTCAATGCTATAGGTTATGCAGGTACGGATGATTTAATAAAAGCTCTTTATATTGCTTTTGCTGACAGACTAAGAGATGAAGAAGGAATAAAAACTCAAGCGGTAGTGTATAGAAAAAATACAGCTAATCACGAAGGAGTAATTTCCGTTGAAAATGAGGTTTTAGATGAAGGTGCTACTGGGGCTGAACTTGTTTACTGGGTAACTGGTCAAGAAGCTGGAGTAGCTGTTAATCGTTCTCTAACTAATGCAATATATGATGGTGAGTATGTAGTTGATGTAGCATATAAGAAATCAGATTATGAAAAAGGTATCCAGCAAGGTAAATTCTTATTCTACTCTGATAGAGATATGGTTAAAGGCGATAAGGTAAGAGTACTTCAAGATATTAATACTTTTACTGAGTTTAGTCTCTATAAGAATCAGGACTTCTCATACAATCAGGTAATAAGAGTGCTAGACCAGATAGCAATAGATATAGCTAATATATACAATGAAAGATATCTGGGAAAAGTGCAAAATAACCAAGATGGAAGAGTTGGATTTTGGGGAGAGATAATAACACATCACAAAACTCTTCAGCAATTAGGAGCTATTGAAGATTTTGACGGTGACAAGGATGTTACTGTAGTCAAAGGCGAAGCTAAGAATGCTGTAGTTGTTATGGATTATGTAATGCCTGTCATGGCTATGGAAAAACTATATATGACAGTAGTTGTCAGATAGAAAGGGGTAAAACATGGCTGAGAAGTTTATGAATGGTAGAGATGCCATAACAGGCTCTCTTGCTACTTGCTGGGTGACAATTGAGGGTAGAAGAATACTTTTGATGCAAGGCAAGAAGCTTAATGCGAAGATGGAAAAGCAAAAGAAAGAAATCCCTATACTTGGAAAAGTATCAAAGGCTAATCGCTCTAATGGAATGAAGTATACAGGTTCAATGACTATGTATTACAACACATCAATATTCAGAGAGCTTGTTAAAAGATATCAAGATACAGGTGAAGACTTCTATTTTGATATCCAAGTTACTAATGAGGACCCAACTTCTTCATTAGGAAGACAAACAGTTATTCTTAAGGATTGCAATCTAGATGGAGTAACTATTGCTGCTTTTGATGTGGATGCCGAGACTCTTGAAGAGGATATGGATTTTACATTTGAATCTTTTGAACTTCCTGAGAAGTTTACTGTTATGGATGGTATGGAATAGGAGGTCAAATTGAAAATTGCAAATTGTGATTATTCACTTAGACTGATGGAGTTAAAGATAGATAAAGAAGTTTATCATATTCAGTATAAAAAATTAGGATTAGAAATTGAAGTAAAAGAAGTGTCAAAGTGGCAAGATGGTAGTTTTATTCCTTGCCACTTTAATCAGATAGGAGTTATTGATTATTCGATAGGGCTTATAGTCAGAGAATTGCTTGATAATATTAAAAATTTTCTTCGCAAAACTCTACTCCATATTCAGTAAGTATTGGGTAGGCCATCCCAATAGCCATATCGGTTGATTTAATCAATCCTTCATCGTGTAATTCTTCAATCGCAGTTCTTGCTTCTTTTTTATACTCAAAGATAAACTCATATTTTGCTATGCCAGTTCTCTGATAGTTGGCATAGCAATTCCTTAGAATTTCATTTTTATAATCTTGTATTTTATTCACAGTGTTCACCCCCTTTCATAGGGAAAGTATAACATTAATTTTAGGAGGCAGATATTATGAGTTTTGAAGCTTTTATGAAACAAAATGCATTACAAAAAGAAAATGAAGAGATAGTTATCTCTGATAGATTTAAAAATCCGGATGGATCTAACGCTAAATGGATAATCAGACCTCTTGGTTCAGAAGAACACTCAAAGTTACGCTCAGAGTGTTTATCTATAGAGGGTAAAGGTAGAAAGACTATTCAAAAGTTCGACCAACAAAAGTATATGTGTAAATTAGCAGTTTCAGGAGTAGTAGAACCTGACCTACACAATAAAGAGCTACAAGACAGCTACGGTGTAATGGGAGCTGAATCACTGATTAATAAAATGCTTTATGCTGGGGAACTAGATAAGTTAGTAGAAGGAATACAAGAAATTTCTGGGATAGGAAAAGATTTTAATGAATTAGTTGATGAAGCAAAAAACTAATAAAGGATGATGCTATGGCAACTTATGCCCATATAGTCATCCATAGATTCCACTGGAAGCCATCTGAATTTTTAAATATGTCAGATGAAGAACAGGCTTTTGTTATTGCTTCAATTAATGAAAAAATTGAAGCCGAAGAAAAAGAAGCAAAGAAGTTAAAAAAATAACCGCTTGCTATGGTATACTAAAATCAAAATATTTGTAAGTATAAGGGGGCGGTTATTATGAAAAAGAAACGAGGCTGTCTAATGTGGGGTTTTATATTAATGGGACTACTGCTTATGTCAAGTTTTATAATGGCCATAAATCGTGAAAATGAAAATAATATTATCTCTAATCATGAAGTAACTCCTATTTTTAATGCCAATGAATATGGCAAAATAACATCAAATGAGTTAGTTCAAAAAATGGGAGAACCAAGCACTAAAGAAGATTGGGTAAATAAAACAGCTAGTGGAGAATTTTCTGTAACAACTTATGAATATGATAAGGATGGAATTCACTATGAATTTATAATTGCTGATGATAAAGTGGTTAGAATCACGCTGTACTCAAACAAATATTGGAATGATGAGGGCTATTTTTTCACTTATGAGAAAAAGCTAGATATGCTTCACTTATTTGGGATAACAGAATTTAGTGACGATTTTAAAATTGCAGATAATAGTGCAAGTTATCGCATAAGGCCAGTTTCTGATACAATAGAAGATTTTTGGATTCCTGATATGGATAGTAAAAATAAAACATTCGGATTAGTTAAGATAACATATGATATGAATTACTTTAACTAATAGCGAAACAGTATCTTAAAAACCACTCTTTTTAGGGTGGTTTTTTAATGTAAAAAAGCGAGGTGAAGAATGAGTGAGACACTTCGAACCAATATAGTGGTTCATGATGGTATGACACCTGCTATGAAAGGTATGCTTAGTTCTCTTCGTTTAGTGATAACTAGCTTTGAGGATGTGCAAAGAGTTTCAGGTAATGCTATTGATACTAGAAGTATTAATGCTGCTAAAAATGAGCTTTCAAAAGTAGAAGCTAATTTTATAAGAATGGAAAATGAAATAAATCAAGCTGCAAATGCTCAAAATAGATTTAACAGTAGTATCAGGCAGGGAGAGTCACATGCAAATAATTTAGGCTCAAAAATAATGAGTTATGTAGGTGCATATGCAGGAATGCAAGGAATCGGAAAAGTTGTGGGAACTTCAGATAAAGTTGTGCAAATAACAGCAAGATTGAACATGATGCCAGGAGATAATGTTACTGAACTTAAAGATAAAATATTTCAGTCAGCACAAAGAGCAAGAGCGCTATACACCGATACGGCTGATGTTGTTTCTAAACTTGCTATAAGAGCAGGAGATATTTTCAACAATAATGATGAAACTATAGCTTTTGCAGAAAACTTAAATAAACAGTTTGTTATTGCTGGTGCATCTCAGCAAGAAATGGCTTCGGCTTCTCTTCAGCTTACTCAAGCTTTAGGCTCAGGAGTTCTTCGTGGTGAAGAATTAAATGCAGTATTCGAAGCAGCACCTAATGTCATTCAATCAATTGCAGATTATTTGGATGTAGATATTGGAAAAATAAGAGAGATGGCAAGTGAAGGTGAAATAACAGCTGGTATAGTAAAAAATGCTTTACTTGGGGCAACTGAAGAAATAAACGCAAATTTTGAAAAAATGCCAATGACTTGGGGCCAAGTTTGGACAGGAACTATTAATGAGATACTATATATTTCTATGCCTCTTCTAAAATTCATAAATTTGTTAGCTCAAAATTGGTCGGTTCTTCGGCCTATTGTATTAGGTGTTGTAACAGCTCTAACTATGTACCTTGTGGCAATGGCCGCTATTAATGCAATCAGTGCAATTAATGTAGGTATACAAACAGCTCAAGCAATAGCAATAGCTGCTCATTTAGGAGCAACTGTAGCTGATATTGCTGCAGTTCACGGATTAACGGTGGCACAGTGGGCTTTAAATGGGGCTTTACTTGCGAATCCTATATTTTGGATTGTGGCGGGTATTATTCTCATGATTTCTGTTTTATACGCTGGGATTGCTGCATATAATAGTTTAACTGGTTCAGCTGTTTCTGCTACTGGTATTATCGCTGGAGCTTTTTTTATTTTAGGAGGATTTATTGGTAATTTGTTCATGGGGATAATAGAGATTATCTATGGTGTGATTAATGCAGGAGTAAAGGGATTCATTGCTTTCGGTAATTTCTTAGGTAATGTTTTTGTTAATCCAGTAGGAGCTGTAGTTAAGCTATTTGCCGATATGATGAATTCTGTTCTGGGGATGATATCTAAAATTGCAAAAGCTATTGATTTTGTTACTGGGTCAAATCTTGAAAGTGCCGTAAATAATTTAAGAGGCGGATTAATGGCCAAAGCGGATAATCTTGTAGGAAATAATTATAAAGAGTATTTTAGCTCTATAGATTTATCTTTAGATTCTTTAGGCTTGGATAGATTTAATTATGGAGAACTTTGGGATAAAGGATATGACTGGGGCTCTAATTTATCATTTTTTCCAGACATGCCTGATGTGGAAGATTATTCTCCTATGGGATTTGATGGGGACTTAGGTAAAGGTATTAAAGATGATACTGGAAAAATTAAAAAATCTCTTGAGAAGTCAGAAGATGAGCTTAAAGCACTTAGAGATTTAGCAACTATTAGAGCTATTAACAGATTTAGTTTTGATGGTATCAATGTAAATGTGAGTCAAAAGTTTGGAGATGTTCATCAGGCTATGGACCTTGACGGTATAGGAAATATAGTAATTAGTCAGATTGAGACAGTACTTGATGAGTTTGTATCTACATCTACAGAGGGGGTATACGATGTATAGATTTTATTTCGATAAGACTCTTATACCTGTGGCTCCTAAAAAGACTACAACTAAAATAAATAATAGAAATGAAACACTAGATTTAGCAAGTGACGGAGAAATAAATATTTTAAAAGCTCCTGGACTAACTGAGTTTAATTTAGAAGTACTTCTTCCTGGAACTTCTGATTTCAGACAAGCTGTGTACGAAGGTGGATTTAAAGACCCTTCGTATTTTCTTGGGATTTTTGAACAGTTAAAATTAAGTAAAAAGCCGTTTTTATTTAGCATTGTGAGGATGTTAGATAATGGAAGCATATCTTTTCCATCTTTTCCTATTTTAGTGAGTTTGGAAGAATATGAGATAGAAGAAGATGCTGAGAACGGATTCGATGTGATTGTACCTATTAAACTTCTTAAGTCTAGAGAAGAAGCTCCTGAGCTTGTTAAGACTAAACAAATAAACGGTAAGACTTATGTGGAAAAGACAAAGGTTAGGCAATCTGATAAAGCGGTACCTAAAACCATAGTATCATCAGGCAGTCCTCTTTGGAATATGTGTAAATTGATATTTGGAGATGGAGAAAAGTTTAGAGAAATAGCTAAGCTAAATAATATTGATGATCCTAATAATGTACCAAAAGGGCAGGTGCTTCGCCTTGAATGAGCTTAAGTATGTAAACCAAAAAGTTGAGCTATATATATCTAATAGGGGAAAGCTTCATAAAGCTGTACTCATAGATGAGGTAAAGGTTAAATGGAAAAGATTTGGTGAGCCTGGAAGATTAGAATGTAAGATTCTAAGAGATGGGAAGATAGACTTTCAAGAAGGAAATGCCTGCAGGTTATCTATCGATGGGGTAAAGTTCTTTCATGGCTTTGTGTTTACTAAGTCTAGAGATAAAAAGCCTGTAATAGATGTAATCATATATGACCAGCTTAGGTACCTGAAGAATAAATATTGGTATGTGTTTGAGGATAAAAAAGCATCAGATATGATTCGTTTTGCACTTGAAGATATGCAGCTCAAGATAGGAGAAGTCGAAGATACTCAGCATATATTTGATAAGTATATCAATGATGGCCAATCAGTTTGGGATTTCTTCTCCGATATAGTTTCTAAGTCTACATCGGTAAATGGAAAGATGTACGCCCTATATTCCGATTTTGATGCTGTAACTCTTAAGAATGTCGAGTCTATGGGAGTAGATTATATACTGACATATGATTCTATGGAAGATTACAGCTATAAAACTAGTATAGATGGGGCAACTTACAATCAAATAGTTTTGCTAAGTGAAGACAAAAAGACTAAAGAAAGAAAAATAGTAAAATCAGAAGATGCCGAGAACATTAAAAAATGGGGATTATTAAGACATTTTGAAAAGGTTCAAAATGGAAGGAATTTGCAAAGCACATCTAATGCTTTACTTGAGATATATAACAGGAAAGAGCGCAGATTTGAAGCGAAAAATGCTATGGGTGATTTAAGGGTTCGAGGAGGAACTCTTATAGGAGCTTATCTACCAAATTTAGGAGACATCAATTTAAAGTCAAATGTATTAGTAGATGAAGTTACTCATATCTTTTCTGATGGTAAGCATACTATGGACATGAGGTTATACAATAAGGATGTGATGCCTACATTTGGAGGTGGATAATGAGTATAGGTGAGAAAATACAAAAGATAGCAGGAAATACTCAGGATGCCAAAGCACCATTTAAAGGGGTCTATGCTAGGCTTATAAGTGTAAGTCCTATTACTTTTAGGATAGATATGAAATTAGATGTTAAAAAGAAGTTTATAATTTTTCCTAAGGGGATGAATTTTACTATTGAGGATATAGGGAAAAAGTATTTATTTCTAAAAGACTATGGTGGCCAGCAATATTTTTTCATGTATGAAGTAGAGGAGGAATAAAATGATACCCATTACGGATGATTCTACTATAGCTGACTGGGAAGAGTTTGAACAACCCTCTTTAACTCATAGAATGAATGTTAATGACATGAATATAATAGGAACTATTGACGGAATTGAAGCCATTAAGCAAGCAATATATAAGCAATTAAATACTGAGCGTTATGAGCATGAAATATATGGACCTGATTATGGAATTGAACTTAAGGATTTGTTCGGACAGCCTAAGGTACTTGTATATCCTATTTTATGTTACAGAATTAAAGAATGTTTAGAAGCCGATGACAGGATTGAACTTGTTGACGGCTTTTTTTATGACAAAGAAAACTCTAAAAAGAGTGATATGAGGATTGAATTTACTGTTCACAGTAAGTTTGGAGATTTTGTAGGAAGTGAGGTGTTCCAGATTGGCGGATGAATACAGTGACATATCTCTAGAAGTACTTTTAAATCGGATGCTAGATAGAATATCTGATAAAAAAGATAAAAGGCAGGGCTCGTTAACATGGGACAGTATTTCGCCTACAGCTATTGAGCTAAGACTGTTATATATAGAGCTTGAGAAATATTATAGTATTACTTTTGCTGATACTGCGACAAGGCCTTATCTGATAAAAAGAGCTGCAGAAAGAGGAATTATTCCAGAACCTGCAACAAAAGCAATATTAAAAGGCGAATTCAATATTGATGTGCCTATTGGCTCTAGATTTAGTTTAGCTGAAGTAAATTATAAGGTGTTTGAGAAAATATCTACTGGAGTATTCAAACTTGAATGCGAAACAGCTGGAACAATAGGTCATGCAAACCTTGGAAGTATTGTTCCTATAGAGTATATAACTGGACTTACAAGTGCTGAACTTACAGAAATACTAATCCCTGGAGAAGATGAAGAGGATACAGAAGTATTTAGACAAAGGTATTTTCAAACATTACAGCAACAAGCCTATGGTGGGAATATTGCAGATTATAAAGAAAAAACTCTAAAGCTTCAAGGTGTAGGAGGAGTAAAAGTTTATCCTGTTTGGAATGGCGGAGGAACTGTAAAGCTTGTCATTCAAGATTCTACCTATGGTATTCCTTCTGAAGCTCTTGTTGAAGCGGTTCAAACTGCTGTTGACCCTGTAGTTAATCAAGGTAAAGGGATTGGTTTCGCACCAATAGGACATGTTGTTACTGTAGAGGGAATAACATCTCAAACGGTTAATATATCTACAACTATAACATTTCAAGATGGGTGGAGCTGGGTTGATGTAGAGCCTTATGCAAATCAAGTTATAGATGCTTATTTTTTAGAGCTCTCAGAAGCATGGGACAATGAAAGTAATCTAATAGTAAGGATAAGCCAAATAGAAACTCGTTTTTTAAATCTTGCAGGAGTTTTAGATATAGGAGGTACTTTGATTAATGGTTTAGCACAAAATTTAGTACTTGGAGAAAATAAAATTCCAGTTAGGGGGAGTGTAAGTGGATAGAAATTTAATAGATTACTTACCTCCCGTAATTAAAAATGCTGCTGAATTTGAAGCTATTATGGAAGCAATACAACCAGAGTTTGTAGATGTAGAAACAGCCATTATTAATGCATTTAATGATACTTTTGTTAATGATGCCACAGAAGTAGGGGTAAAAAGATGGGAATCCATGCTAAAGATAGTACCTAAATCAGTAGATACCCTAGAAGATAGGAAATTTAGAATTTTAGCAAGATTAAACGAGCAACTACCTTATACCTTTAGGTCCTTAGATGCTAGACTAATTACCTTATGCGGTCAAAATGGTTTTACTATGGAGCTTTTCAATGACATATACACATTAAAAGTTAGAATTGAGCTAGTGGTTAAAGGGCAATATGAAGCGGTTGAACAGTTATTAAAAAGAATAGTGCCGGCCAATTTAGTTATCGACTTAGATCTAAGATACAATCAACACGAAAAACTTAAAAATTATACGCACGGACAACTTAGTCCATTTACGCACAGTCACATTAGAAATGAGGTGTTAACTTAATGGAAAACACGGTTAATTATAATTTGAAAAAGCCTGGCCAAGATGACTTTTATAATGTAGCAGATTTTAACTCCAATGCTGATATTATTGATGGTGCACTGAAAAATCATGATGTGCAATTGGAAGGAAAAGTTTCTGAAACAGATTTAGACCAGCTAGTTTCAGCTGAATCTATACTAACGAAAATAAAAACAGTAGACGGAGCTAGTAGTGGACTAGATGCTGATTTACTAGATGGTAAACATGCTACAGATTTTGTAAATGCCATTGCTATAGGCTCTAACTCTGACCCAAACACAACATTAGAATCATATATTTTGTCAAATCATGCAAATAGTCCAAGCAGCGCATATTATTGGCATATTCAAACACTTTTTTATAGCACAAAAGCAATAAACAGCAATAGAGTTCAAATAGCAACATCATACAATTCGGATAATAATATGTATATAAGAAGGTATTTTAATAATGCTTGGAGTGCATGGACTAGACTAGCAAGAGAGGGTGATTATATGCCAATACTATCAAATTTAAGATTATTTCAAGTATCGGTACCACAAAATGCAGTTGATTATACTTTATTTAGCTATTCAGGTGGACCAGGAAGAGTTACTTCTATAAGTCATGCTGGTTATACAAAATTTAGTTTTGTAATTGATGGAGTTACCATTCCTGCTACTACTGATAGCAATTTTAGATTTGGTTTTGGAGGCCTATATTATGACAGAGAAGGTGTTTTAGTAAACATAGAATTTAAACAAAGTATTGTTATAAAAGCAAATCAAACTACAGCAGCTACAGCTCGTGGTGTTGTACTAACAGAAAAATAAGGGAGTGGTTAATTTGAGAGTTGCATTAGTAAATTCAGGAAACAACCTATGTGAAGGAATAACCTATCTAAATGATTTAAATCAAGTAGAATCACCATATATAGGGATAGCTATTCAAGAACATGATGATGTACTTTACAAAAAATATATTGATACAAAATGGAGCGAAGAAAGATTTTATCCTCCAGAGCCAAAAGTAGAGGAATTTAATTTAGAGCAATACATGTTAGATGTAGAATTTAGGTTAACGATGATTGAATTAGGAGGAATGTAAAAATGCCAACGTATATTTTAGCTAAAAGAGTAATAACAAATGCCAACTATAAAACTCAAACTGAGAAAGATGAAATGCAGTTCAAACTTGATGCGTTTCTACTCAATAATAGAGTAACTCAAGATGAGTACAATGAGCTGACCCAGGTATTATTAGATAAGCAAATTGTATAATAATTTAAGTTCGTGAATTGGATATTCTATTTTTTGATATGATATAATCTAAGAAAAGGAGGTGAATTTGAAGAAATAATTATAGCAATAGTTTATCAATTTTTCTATTAGATAATTAATTTTAGAGGGTGATAGTAAATGAATGAAATTGATAGATTACTTCGTGATTTAGAGAATCAAGTAAGTTTTTTATGGAAAAGCAAAGCTCCTGAAGAGCTTAAACGAAAAACTTTATTTAGTAATTTTTATGATTTAATAATCAGGATGTGGGGATTTAAAGTTATTGTTGATAGTAGCTTAGCAATGGATATCCTTAACTTTTATAATAAATACAAAAAATACAGATTCTTTTTTTATGATGATATTTACAATTATGATATTCTTGAAAAAGAAGCTATAGAAGAATACAAAGTAATTTCTGATAAATTAAAAAAAATATAACCATAAGAGCCTGAGGGCTCTTTTTTAGAAAGCAGGTGAATATATGGAGGTTTGCCAAGTACATGAAATGACACTAAAAAACTTTCAGCAATTTCATGATAATCAAAAAGACATAGTAAAAAGTATAAATACTATAAATGAAAGAATGGTTGCAGTTGAACAATCTACTAAATCAGCTCATCACAGGTTAGATTTCCAAGATGAACAAACTAAAGCTATTCTTGATATTTCAGGTAATATCAAATATATGGCAAAACAAGTAGAAGAAACGGTTGGAATACTTAAAGAGCATGATGGTAGATTAGATAAACTTGAAAAAGCTCCAGGAGATGCACTGATTGCTTACTGGAAATTATTCTTAGGTGCAATAATTACAGGCTCAGCAGGATTAATTGTAGGATTAGTATTAAAGTAAAAGGAGGCCGAGATGTCACCAAGAAAAACAGTTGCTGAACTTGAAGCAGAACTAAAAGCGGCAAAAGAAAAAGAAAAAACTAAAATTAGAGAAAGGAGATATGTAGAAGCTAGCAAGCTAACTCTCTTCGTTATCGTAGGCATCGTGATAGGTGCTTTTTTTATTGCTTCTTATTTGGCCATAATAACTGGAGATACCTCTTCAGCTACAAACAATCTCGAAATTCTCACAAATTGGGCACAAATAGTCCTTGTGGCTATAATTGCTAAAAGCGGATTTGAAAACCTCTCTAAAGGCAAAATACGAAGCCGAATTATAGCAAATAAGATTAGAAATAATGAAAATGTTACCGAAGGAGCTGAAGATTTTAGAAATGGTGTATAGGAGGAAGAAATGATAAACAGAAATAAGATTCTTGAAGCAGCATTAATGCTGAAAAGTAAAAACATTAAATATAAGCTTGGAGCTAAGGCAATGCCTCCATCAATTCCGAAGGTATTAGATTGTTCAGGTTTTGTAAGGTACTGCTATAAAATAGCAGGAGTTGATATACCAGATGGAACTTGGTATCAGTGGCATGCAAGCAATTCTATAAAAGTATCGGATTTGAAAATCGGAGATTTAGGATTTAAACATGATCCAGGAGTTGAAAGAGGAATAAATCATATAGGAATCTATGCTGGAGATGGGAAGTGGATTCATTGTAATGCTAGTAGAAACGGCATCACTTTAGAAAAAACAACTATATTTCCTTATGCACGAAGAATCAAAGGTGTAAGTTTTACTAATGTGAAACCAGAGGAGGATGAGGACATGGCCAGAAAACCTGTATCACAAAAAGAACTAGATTATGGGATAGATGCTATAAATAACCTTGCTAAATTAAAGATTATTAATAGTCCAGAGAGACATATTGCTGATTTAAAAGAATATCCTTGGGACTGGAAAATGTGGGTTATACAGAATAATATTGCGGAAAAGTGTGGGGGTACTAAATGAAAATAGACTGGAAAAGAAAGTTATCATCTAGAAAGTTTTGGGTAGCACTGATAGGATTTGTTACTGCTATTTTAGTCGCATTTAAAGTAGACGAACTTACAATTGAGCAAGTAACATCTGTTATATCAGCAGCATCAATTTTAGTTGCTTATATATTAGCTGAGGGTTATGTTGATGGAAAAAGAGAAGAAAACAATATAGAAATTTAAGATTATGCTCTACCTTTATTGGTAGGGCTTTTTTATTTAGAGAATATATCATATATAATTCACATTTTGATATAATAAAGGAAAAGGAGGGAGATATATTGATAAAAATGGGTATATTTTTAATTGGATTAATTTCAGGATTAGTTATACATAATGCTGCTGTAAGGATAACTAATTTTAATGTATCAACCGATGCATGGATTTCCTTTTATGGTGCAATTGGTGGAGGAATTATAACATTTTTTGGAGTCCTTTTAAGCTTGGAGCATAATAAAACAATGATTAAAGAATCATTCGAACAAGAACAAATAGCTAAAATGAGGCCATGGATAAAAGTAGAGGATTATAGATCTAATGTTCTTTTAACTCACTCAGAAAATGAAGGGACGTTAACTATATACTCTACAGCAGATTATGAGAATAAACTGGCAGATTTAGAAAGTAAAATTTATAAGTTTGGGTCAAGAGATATGCAAAGGGTAAAAGATATAATAAGTATTGATGGAAGATATATTTTTCATGTAATTGAAAATTTATCGGATAATCCTTTGCTTAGCTCAGATTATGTATTGACATTTACTACTAAAGATAACAAGATAGAACAATTAAAGGTAAATATAGGAGATATGAAAGGAAAATCAAAAATATTCATTCCTTTACCAGACCAAGGAAAAACAAAATATGAAATAAACTCATTAGAGATTAAAGGAAAAAGTATATACAATGAAGAAATGTTTTATAAAGAAAAGTATATAAACGGATGCCCAGTAACCGTCGATATTACACATAATAGACAAAGCGATAATTTCAACAGAGATTTAAAAAGCTATAACTGTATATATATTACTAAGGAATCAAATATAGAATTCATGAAGAAGTTTATTAATGAACAATAAAAATTTCAAAGAAAAACCATTATTAATAGTGATAAATAAAAAAATTACCATGGACCTCCAGTTCCATATGCAACAGGTAATCCACGGTAAAATTTTATCTACATTATAATAGATATATATTTTTCGACAGATTCTTGTATTCTTTTTGTTCTTGGGAATCCACCATTAAGATATCTAGCAATACTATCCCTGCTAACTCTTAATTCTTTAGCGCAAGTTTCATAACTATGCCCATGGTATTTAATAGCTTTATATAGTTTTTCAGCAAAAGTATTCTCTGGCAACTCATCGAAATTACCAACAAAAGAAATTGTTTCATTAGTAGCGTAAGCTACTTTTTTTATGGTATCAATACGAGGAGACCTTTTTATTTCTGCTTTTGTGATTGCACCCTCGGATAAATTACATAATTTAGCAAAATCTTTAACAGAAAGATTGAGTTTCTTCCTTATAATGTATATATTGTTAATAGGAACATTATTTTCACTACTATAATAGAAGGGATTATCTGGAGTGTTAATCTCACGGATGTCCTTGTGGAAACTTTTTGAATCAATCAAAGGCTTGCAGCTGCAACGATAATAAGATAAAAACAT